CGGCTCCGACGCCGCCACCCAGCAGGAACTGGCCCGCCGGGCCGCCTATGAGACCGGCACCACCAACACCGGCACCCAGGTGGCCGGCACCGCCGCCGGGGCTACCGGCCTGGGCACGGTGCAGCGCTAGACGATGATCATGCCGACCTGTGTATACCGATACCGCAGTCATAAATACCGAAGGTATTGACAGGAGTAAACGTTGCGGGAAGAACGGTAGTCACCCCGGATTGGTAGACACATATGCCAGGAGGGTTGTTGGCTGAATAGGCAATCGAACTAAGTACACCGAACGGGCTTGTGCCTCCAGTATTTCCTAGCCAGCGAAAACGAGTGGCGAGTGCCCCCGAAGAGTGGTCCACAGCAGCTACCGCAAACCATGTGTTTGCTGGTATGACTAGAGGACTCAGCGTCCAGGTTTTTTGACCAGTGCCGGCGTCAGTGGCGACCGCGCCGCCGTCAACGATCAGATCGGCGTATTTCGCTCCTACTCGCCAAGCAAACGGATCGGCTTGATTGGTGATTCGGTATAGTCCGGCACGGGTATTCGCTCCAGCGGCGCCAACAACGGTGACATACATGTCGAGCTGGTCAATGGTGATACCGGCAGAACCGGAGAAAAAGGGAACATTCAGAAACGCAATGTCGGCTTGGCCGGCATTGGCTGTTGCACCGGTGCCCGCAGGATTGCTATACCAGCCGAAACCAGCCGGATAGTAACCACCACCCATGCCGCCGAGGGCGGACGCCAGCGTCACCGTGGCCACCTGGCCGGTCTCCAGTGTCACCGCCACGTTGTTGACCACCCACGAACCCGGACCGGGAACATAAAAGGTAGACCGGCCGGCCACGGCGACAGGGTTGCTGATCGGCGACAGCCCGTTCACATCGGCGTAAAGGGTGGGAGTCGCCCCCGACGCGGATCTGACATTGACCGAGGCGCTGACGCCGCCGGTATCGACGATCACGCCGGGGAGAGGTGAGGGCATGGGTGGCTCCTCTGCGAGAGGTGTCCCGAAACTACCATTCGGGCCCCGGCCGCCGCTCAGACGATGATCATGCAGCCCAGCGCCACCCCGGCGGAGATGATGCCGGTGGCGATCCAGTCCTTCAGGCTGGTGGCGCTCAGGTTCCCGAAGACGATGACGAAGCCGGCCAAGAGGCAGGCCACGGTGGCCACCACGGCCAGCAGGCGCAGCGGCGACCAGTAGCCGGGCTGGCGGTAGGCGGGTGGAGGGGGAGGAGACATACGTATGTCCTACCCATGATTGACACTGCCCCGATGCCAGACCTATCCTTCCGGCCAGGACGTGAGCCCGGAGGGCCGTCCGGCGCTGGTTCTGCTCCCGAGCGGCAGGGCCGTGAACGCATTGCTCGTCGAACGAGGACCGCGGTCTGCCCTGCCCGGTTCCCTCTTTTCGCCCTGGGCCCCCCGTCGACGCGTCCTCCCGCGTCCGGCGCGAAAGGACACGGAGAATGACAGACACCGACACCGGTTTCGATCCCGAGGATTTCGAAGGCATCGAACCCAAGATGGCCACCTTGCCCAGAACCGCGGGGCGCCGTTTCGAGAAGGACCGCAAGGAGCTGAACGCCGCCCGAGCCGAACTCGAGGCGGCCCGGCGAGCCTTGGCCTTCTCTCGAGCGGGGATCGACGTCGACGACCCGGCCGCCAAGTACTTCGTCAAGGGCTACGACGGCGAGCTGGACCCCGAGACCATCCGAACCGAAGCGGTGGCTGCCCGTCTTTTGGGCGCCCCTCCTGCCGGTCAGGCGGAAGTGGCGGCCCACGAAAGCCTGGCCCGAGCATCGACGGGAGCAGTGCCGACCAACCAGGAAGACGAGATCGGCCGGCAACTGGCCGAGGCCGGCAAACGCCACTGGCGCGACGCCGATCAGGCCATTCCCGAGATCATGAAAATCCTCGATGCCAACGACATCAAATTGCACGTAACGGGGTAACCCCCAGGAGGCCCACCTAAATGGCGCTCACTCTCCAGGCGTCCACCGACTTTGCCCAGAAGGCGTATGAGCTGCTGGCGTTCTACGCCCTGCGGCCCGAGTTGTACTTCGACAGCGTGGCCGATGTGCGTCCCACCAACCAATCGCAGCCCGGCAGCTCGGTGCAGTTCACCATCGTCGCCGACCTGGCCGCGGCCACCACTCCGCTGTCTGAAACCGTGGACGTCACCGCGGTGGCCCTGTCGGACACCACCGTGCTGATCACCCTGCTCGAGTACGGCAACGCCGTGACCACCACCTCCCTGGCCCGGGGCACCTCGTTCGTCAACCTGGACCCGGTGGTGGCCAACGCCGTCGGCTTCAACGCCGGCATCTCCGTCGACACCATCGCCCGCAACGTGCTGACCGCCGGTCAGAACGTGGCCTACTCCATCGGCGCCGGCTCCAACGTGGCCACCACCCGGGCCACCGTCAACACCACCAACACCCTGGTGGCCGCGGACGTGAGGACGGCCCGAGCGGTACTGGCCCGCAACAACGTGGCCAACATCGGCGGCTACTATATGGCCTTCGTCCACCCCGACACCGCTTATGACCTGCGGGGCCAGGTCGGCTCGGCCACCTGGAACGAGCCCCACGCCTACTCCACCCCGGAGAACATCTGGACCGGGGAGATCGGCTCCTTCTCCGGGTTCCGCTTCATCGAGACCCCCCGGGCCCAGATCTTCGCCGACGCCGGCTCCACCCCGTCCACCACCGACGTGTACGCCTCGCTGTTCATGGGCCGCCAGGCCCTGGCCAAGGCCTACTCCTACGTGGACGGCAACGGCGAGTACCCCCTGGTGGTGCCGGGCCCGGTGGTGGACTCGCTGCGGCGGTTCGTGCCCATCGGCTGGTACGACCTGGTCGGCTACGGCATCTTCCGTCAGGCTGCCCTGTACCGGGTCGAGGGCGCCTCTTCGATTGGTAAGAACGCCTCGGCCGGCAGCAACTAATGGCCATCAAGCGCAGCGCGGATGCCCCCGAGACCAGCGTCTTAACCCCGGCCGTGGCTCTCAGCGAGCCGCTGGTGGTGGGCCAATCCGCCACCGCCACCCTGACCGGCGGACCGCCTGACGCCGAGGTGACCTTCTCGCTGGCCCCCCCCGACGGGGGCGTTTCCGAGTGGACGGTGCTCACCGACGATCAGGGCCAGGCGGTCATCGATGTGGTCCCGGCCACCACCGGGACCATGGCGGTGGCGGTCACCCAGACCAGCGTGGACACCCTGGCCTCGGCCGAAGCCGAGGTGTCGGGCAGCGCGGCGGCGGAGGCGTTCACCCTGACCGGCATCGACCCCACCGAGAGCGTGGTGGGCCCGCCCGACTCGGTCCTTCTGACCATCACCGGCACCGGCTTCGATATCAACACCCGGGCCTCCTTCGGGGTGTTCTCGCCCGAAGAGGCCGAGGCCGGAGCCGGCATGGCCGGGGAGCCGAAATGGGAGGCCACCACCCGCTACGTCTCCAGCACCGTCGTTACCCTGGATATCACCCAGGGCCTGTTCCCCAACCCCGACCCGGACATACCGGTGAGCGTGGGGAAACCGGACGGCTCCACCGCCGGCCCAGCCAGTTTCGCATTCACCCCCGACGTGAGCGTCGAGCCTCAAGGAGAAGAAAGCAATGGGTAATCAAGGATGGTCCAACAGCGGCGGCGAGTCGGTGCCTTCGACGGCGCGCACCACCGGGGTCACCACCGACACCAGTGCCGCTCAGCCGTTCACCCGCGGCTCGAACACTTCGGATATGAACACCCCGCTGCCCGACACCTTCGGCGACCGGGACGATCTCTTCGAGGTCCCCGGCCAACTGTCCACCAGCTGAGTCGTGGCCAAGCTGTCGGCCGCAGCCCGGAAGAAGATCCCCACCTCCAAGTTCGGGCTGCCCGAGAAAGCCGGCTCGGCGTCGGGTAAGGCCGCCTCCGGGTCTTACCCGATGCCGGATAAGAAACACGCCGCGGTGGCCAAGGCCTACGCCAAACGCAACGCCAGCCCGGCCGAGCAGAAACGCATCAACGCCAAGGCCAACAAGATTCTGGGCTCTTCGGCGGGCGGAAAAGGAAAGAAATAGATGAGAACAGACCCTCCCCATTCCACCGACCGCCAGCGCGACTCCATGATCGACGTGCGCGCCCTGACCTGCCCGACCACCATCGCCGAGCAGCTGCGCCGGGGCGGTAACACCAACTCCGACGCCCCGGTCGGCAACGACGGCCAGGTCCTGCAGCCGGTCTGCTATCCCATGCCCGGCAACGCCGGTTTCGACACCGACAACGACGCCGACGACTACAACACCGCGGCCTACGGCCAGGGCAACGGCATTACCTCGTCGTCGGGCCCGCCGTAGAAACCACGGCCCGGTGGCCACCTGCATCTTCACCCCGCCGACCGAGCCCTACGTGGGCCCGGTGCCGGCCAACGAAGACGGCGCCCACAACCCGGGCTGGCGGCTCATGCAGTACTACCCGCCCAGCCTGCGGGGGGTGAACGTGTTCAAGCTGTCCGACGGCACCTACCCCCGCGACGACCAGACCGGGGTGTGGCCGACCACCCCGGTGGTCCCCAACGACGCCCTGTCGTCGAGCTGGGGGATCGGCGCGCTCAGCCCCATCATTACCCCCATCGACCCGGACGTGCTCTTCGTGTACTACGGCGGCCACTCCTACGAGGTCGACCAGGCCGAAGCCGACCGGCTGATCGCGGCCGGCTACGGCGACTGGGTCGACTGCGGGACCCGCACC